ATCGCGCGTCTTCTCAGGAATGACTGGCTTCATATTAAGCCCGCCAATCCGAATCCTGCCGTTCTCTGCCTTAATTGAATCGCTCTTGCCATACAGCCTACGCCACATCTCATCGATTTGACTGTTTGATAATTCCACTGGTATCAAACCGTCAACTGGAGCGAATACTGTTCGTACACCGTTGCCGCCAGCCGCCGTACACCACAAATCCAAATACGCCTCAACTATTTGTGCATAGTGAGGCATGAGCATGCGGATATACAGCACTGCCGACGATTGATTGCCTAGCGCTACATACTTGGCAACGTCGCCAGCTCGGAATCCTTCCGCCTTGTCTTCCGCTCCGACAGACAGGTCGCGCTCAGTTGCGTCGTAGTAGCAGTGCCCAACGATTGAACCGCGGACTGGCACGACCTGTCTCAGCATTTTTATTTCTCCTTAAGCAGCTTTATGATCGCACTAATCACAGGCATTAAACGGCTGATTCCCGCAGCTATTGCCGCCGAACCGCTTGAGAATATGAGAGACCCTGTCAGCGCGTCTAGGCTTCTCATGAACTCAGTGAATTGCGGAACGCTGTATAAACCTGTAAACGCTATCATTGTTCCTAAAAATCCCTGTAAAAGTGTCCTCATGGCTCGTCCATTTTTAGTTTCTGGACTAAATAATAATTTAATCTTTTCCATATTTCCTCCTATTATTTTTCCTCAGTACCATACACACTGCGAGCCTCACGTTCAGCTTTGCGATTAGCCAGCCACATGATAGCTTCCTCAATTTTCGTGAGCGCCACGCTATTTTCGCGGCATGGCAGTTCTCGGTTGTAGCTTGCTAGTTTTGCGTAAGCCACAATAAGCAAGTCCTCGATAAATACGCCATTGCGTTCTGTGGTAGCTGTACCGCCAGTTTGAAATTTGACTCTCAACACCTCTTTGCCGCTGATATTAAGAGAAACTTCATCGCCTGGCGTGCCGCGATTCAGCTCGTTGTGCAATTCTTCTAGTGCGTTATAGTTTGACTTATTCATGGTTTCCCTCCATTATTTATTAAAATTTTTGAACAAATTGGTTAAAAATTCGATGATTTTATTGACGATTACCTCCAGCGCCGACACTCGCTTCTCTAGGCTGTCAATTGGCTTATCGCTCAGGTATAGCTTGTCGATTGCCAGTGTGCCACCATCTAGCACCATCAAGTCATCATCAACCAATTTCGTAACATGAGTGACGCGCACCTTCGTTCCCATTGGTAATTTCTTTGCTAATTTTCCAGTAGTCAGGTCGGTAACTTCACACTCTGACCGTGTCCAGAAATCTTGGTCGGCAATGTCCTTCAGGTTCTTTTGCCATGCTGGTTTATCCTTGTTTGGATCAGCTGGCACGACCAGCTCAGTCGCTACGATGCCGAACGGCTTATTATTTTTAACTGCATACTGCGACAGGTAGTATTTCTTGCCCTGAACGGTCGTTTCTTTAGCAATGTCAATAACCGTTCCCTTAGGAATAACATTGCCAAATGCCTCCATAGTTACCATATTGACGACACGTAGTCCTGCGGCTGGTGCGACGACCAGTTTTACATCTTCAACGTCTCTTAGATTACGTACCCACTCGCTTCGTTTCAGCTCTTCCGCTTGGCGAGCCAGCTCTGCACGGCGTTGGTGTGCTTCCTGAGAATTATTTACATCAGCACGAATTTGGTCGATTGACCATCCCTTAGCAGCTTGTGCCAAATAGTGCCGCAAGCCTTCTGGGTCAACTTCACGCCCCAAAATTGAGCGGAACACTTCGCGAATCTGCGTCTCGTTGACTGTCGGGCGCGAACCACCGCCAGCGTGATAGCGGTCAGCGATTGCACGGATACGCCCTTTATCGATTGGTGAGCAGCTGGTGTTAAACCACTCTTTATGCACGTAAATATTCAGGCGGCGGCCGTATGCTTTCTCCATATCGTAATGGAACTCACCCATCGTCTCGTAATCGCCGTCGCTAAGCCGCGTGTTACATTCGTAGCCGACTGTCGTGGCATTGCCTCTGGCGTTGCCAGCATGCCAAGCTGCGTTTACTGCGTCAACAATCCACGCTACCCTGCCCGCCTCGCCAACAGTGTGTGCCGAAGTATTACCATTAGCGCGGCATAGATAATTCACTATCGACATAAAGTCTGAATTACTACCCCACCAATGGTACGTTACACCCTCTACGGCTCGTGCCATGCCATACACTGCTGGTACTTGGCTTCCAGGTGTATAGTTCGGCGAGTTAAATTGTGTTAATTCTTGGTATGCCATTTCCTACTCCTCCTTGATTACTTTCTTGATAAGCCGATAAACAAACTTGAAAATTGCCGCGAAAAGCAAACCAACCACTGCACCGCTAAATGCACCTGCAAATATCGCCATAAAGAATAATTGTTCTAACATACTCATTTCGCTATCCTATCGATGATCACCATTTTTAGTATTGCCCCAGCCACAGCGGCGATGATAAACCAAACTATCCTTGCTTGGTTATCTTCTAGTTTGTCTAGCCTATCTTCATGATTTCCTACATCTTTTTCCAGCTTCACTAGCCGCTCTACTACCACTGTCAGATCCAGTCTGTCAATCTTTGCACTGATTGACTCTATCTGGTTTCTGATGTTCTGTATGTCGGCGTCCATTTTTCCCAATTTCTGCCATAGCTCCGCTTCGTTAGTATTATTTGCTGCTGCCATGCTTGTCGGTCTCCTTTCTCTCACCCCAGGCCGCAACCAAATAAAAATATGCGTCCTGAAACGCATATACTTACCTACATTATACCACGGTTTACCGTAAACATAATATATTTTTCATGGTTCTATACAACCAGAGAAATTAGCAGATAGCCTAACCAGCTATAAAACCACTGAAGTAGACACAGGAAAGAAATGGCATGATGGGCGACCGATTTACCGTACGGTAATAAGAGGGCGAATTAATATTGCCGCAAATACAAATATTTTTTATAATCACGGCATTCCCGAATTAACCGACGCCTTTGAGGTCGTCTCCGCCAGGGGGTCAATCGTCATGGGAGGAAGTATGGGTAACAGTTCAGGAAAATCTCTAATACCACACATTGAAGATAATCACCGACTAGGAATTTCTCTTATAACTAAGACTCAACTGCGCTTTATTGCTACTTATTCATGGGGCTCAAGCGAATTTGTGCTAATTATGGACTACGTCAAATAATGCCGACTGCTATCCATATAATACCGTGCCACGCAGCACCCATTCCACCGCGTGAAGTCGCGACTAGGTCGCATCCGGTATTTGTTATATTATTAGGCTCAATTGAATTTCCTTCACCTACTGTAGTGGTAAAGTCATGAATACCTTTAGCCTCTGCGCCACCCTTATAGCCGATGAAAGAGCAGTTCACAAAGCATACTTTCTTATATTGTTTTGGAAATACGATAGGCGCTACGAACCGCTTATTGTTAGCTGTGTTACTGCCGATAAATTGTGTCCAACCAGTTTGTATAGTTAAAGCACCAGATAACTCTGTAATTTTGTCGTATTCCTTTGAAGCAAGGATTGTTGCAACGTTTATATTCTTTGATTGTATAGAACCATCGCCTATACCTGTTCCATCATGAAAACTAGCGTCATTTGCCGCTAAAAGATTCATTTTTGCGGCCGTTAAAATTTCGCCCGGCACAAAGTTCAAGTTAACATACGCCATATCATCTCACCCTTTCTACTTGAAATGTCTCAAATCGCTCAATAATCATACCTTTGTCGCTATACTTCAGCTCGTAATCCGCCTGCTCTTTATTGGCACTTTGTTTCAACGCCACCTCGCTCTCCAACTGTGCTCGCTCAAATGGGCTCATAGCAAACGAATTAACCAGCTCTGCTGGACTAGCCTCGCCTGGCTGCACTGGGTTTATCGTTCCTCGCTCAAATTTAGATAGCCGTGTATCGTTACCAGTTAACGCTTCGTAGCCGATCATCGGAAACCCTTCAGGTGTTTTGTCCAGTCTCTCACGGGTCGTCAGAAATAGCCCCTGGTAGTCATAAATATCACGGTTGCCGCCTCGCCGCGGTGCGGTAATTGCTGAAAAGCCTTGAATTATCTTTGCCGGAAAACATTCAACGGCCACCACCAGATTAGTTTTCAGACACCTCACAAAGTACACCTGGCTGTAATGCTGAGCATAAAAATCCGCCATCTTCTCCAGTTCGGCTTGGTCTTGCGTTTGCTTGGCTATTTCGCTATCCATTATTCCCTCCAATAAAAATACGACCGCCGCACTGGTTGGTCGTATATACTGTTTACATTATACCACATTTAGTTTGCTAGCACATCTCCGCCATCCAGCGTTGACTTGTCAAGTTCAAACACGCTAACTTTTGGACGCTCCTCCACCTCCAAACTCTGCCGGAAGTTAGCATTCACGCCACCTGCCAGCTCGTAACTGGTAATAAAACAGTTGAAACTATCCGCCAGCTCATCAATCTGCAAGTCCACCGTATCGCCGATCTGCAAATACGGCACGAAAAAGTTATCCAGTTTGAATTGCCTATTTGGGTTTGAATATAGCGTTACGATATTATTAGCAATCGCTCTCGCACCGCCGACATCCTGCACCAGATTATTTTCAATCTTCAATACCTCCGCACCAACGCCAGTTGACGTGTCGGGATTGACACCGTACTGTTCAATACTTGGCTCGCTCATGGCATTTTCGGTAATTACTTGCGTTACCTTTGCTGGTACGCCCCATAATTGGATACGGTTAATATATCCGTCCACGCTTGAATTATTACGAAAGGTCATTTTGTAAGTGCTGCCGAAGTTGTATACCGACACCAGCTGCACGCTGATCGCACCGCCTGTTCCGTCAGAACTCCGCATACCAGAATACATCGATGTGCCAGAATTGCTGCTTGCATGGATCGGTCTGTCTACGCTCACAGCGTAAAAATCCCCGACATTGTCCTGAAACTCGGCGAAAATGTCGATAGTCTTACCAGCTCTTATCTTTGTCTGCTCGCTGCCCTGCTCTAGTTCCCACAACTTCTGGAACGCTTGCACTTTGAATGGCTTTGCTACCACCTGTGCCGAGTTTATTACTGGCGTTGACTTAATCTGCAAGTTAGTCAGATTAGAATAACTGAATGTATGGGCTGTCGGTTGCGTCTTCGCCAGGTGCGTCCTGTTCCAGAACCGAATTATCCCCTGTTCGTCAACAAATACTAATGCCGCCTCCGCTTCTGCCAATTCTTTCAATAAATCAGTCACGCTCTTGTCCTTTGGCGATAAATAGCCAATTGCCACCTGCTGCGATCTGTCGATTTCGAACTGGTCAGTGCTGAATCCTTGCTCAATCAGCAAATCCCGCACAATTTCGTGTGCAAACTTACCCACAAACGCTGGCAAATTGGAATATTTTGTGTCCAGATAGGTAATTGCATCAAACGCCGTCAGCTCCACCGTCTGTTCTACGATATTTACTGTCGGCGTACCCACGAATCCAACGAAGTTCGTGATCATCTCGCCGTCATATCCAGTTAATATCTTTATCAGCCGCCCTGCCTTGATAAATTTGCCGATCACTGGGTCTTTTTCTGGCAAGAACCGCCCCGTCGTATTATTCAGCGTGATTGTCGCCTGAGCTGTAACTACACCCCATGAATAACTGCTCACCTTTTTACTGATTTTGAAATTCTTAACGTAGCGGCTTTCGTCCGCGTACACATATTTGTCGAAAAACGTCACCACGTCGCCTGATCCTTTTAGAAAGTCTCCGCCATCCAGCGCTGAAGAATCGAGATTAAAGAACCGCGTAGTAGGATTTATTTGCTTACTCCATCCCAGCATCACCGCGAAGTCAGTTTGTTTACGCGGCGCGTTAACCTTACTAATAAAATTAGCCGAAACCGCTTGCATTTACACCTCCCGAATTGTTACGGTTAGGTTAGTCATCAAGCTACCGCCACGAATATACTCGTCGGTGTCGCAATCTGTCATAATCCCGTCAAACTGAAGCACGCCGTATTTTGATTGGTCGTTATAAAACCTCACGGTGCCAGCGGCATTAAAGATATCCTCAAAGAATCGAAACTGTGCTGGTGTTACCGCTGTAAATGTCATTTTAGTACGCTTTTTGGATGGAAAGCTATGCCTTTCGATACTGCCATTGATTGAAAAGTTGTCAGTCTTTACCACCACTGGCGAATCATCGTAGCCGCTTGGATAAATTGGTATTTCTTGTCCGTTTAATCGTATCATCGGAGGGCTCCTAACTGATCAAGCCGTAGTCCCTGCGCTTTCAATGCTCGATTGATTTGTTTAGCAATGTTCACTGCATCCTCCTCGCTAAATTTCTCGTCTCTAGTGGTCACATTCACGGTGATATTGACATCTCGCGAGCCAACACCATCGCTTCGTCTATTGATTTGCGCTACCAAGCTCGCCATCTTACTTTCTGGCACGACCCACTCATTCTGCCCGCCGTCACCAGCATAAATAATCGAACCGCCGCCCTGCGGAGTAACGATACCTCCGGTCGCCATTCGCGGAATATGTAAGCTTGGAATATTACCAATGTGTACACCTGGAATCTTATTGATGAGTCCAATCGCACCATTAATCATACCGATGAACCCATTTGCCATCCTCTCGACCATGCTTAGTGCGCCATTAACTGCACCCCTGACCGCACCGCCAATAGCATTACCAACGAAGCTACCCAACCTTCCGAACATTCCAGTAATAGTATTCCACACGCCGCCGAAGAACCCAGCCAGCCCGCCAAATATGCCAGTAATGGCGTTCCATGCTCCACGGAAAATACTGCCAAACCATCCCGCCACGCCAGCAAACACACCGACGATACCATTCCACACGCCGCCAAACCAGCCAGCTGCCGCATTCCACACGCTCACGATAATGTTCCATGCGCCGGCAAATATTCCACCAAACCAGCCCACGACAGCCGAGAATATTATTACAATGCCGTTCCAGACATTAGCAAAGAACCCTACCACAGCATTCCACACCGCTACGATAGCGTTCCATGCACCCTGGAATAGTCCGGAGAAGAATCCGACCACCGCATTAAACGCAGCAACAATCCCATTCCACGCTCCCTGGGCAGCGGCGACTACGCCATTCCAAAAGTCCGTCAGCCATTTCTTGACTGTGTCCCAGTTAGCGATAATTAGTGCCACTACACCAGCAACAACAGCCACAATAGCACCGATCGGACCCATCGCCATTAGCCAGGAGGCAGCAATCCTAGCACCAGCCACTAACGCTTGTACGCCCATCATCACAAACGTCGCTACCGCCTTTGCGCCCATCACTACCGCACCAGCCGTCCATTTGCCGAAAGCTATAGCCCCTTGCACACCCATAATCCCAGCGTGAATTACGGCTTTGCCGCTCATCAGCACAAAGTTTTTTATAGCTCCGGCGCTAGCGATAGCCGCATTCTTGATCCATGAACCAAAAGCTATAGCACCCTGAACCGCCATCTTGCCAGCGTTGACTGTTGCTGAAACAACAGTCTTTGCCAAACTCTTGGCTATTTCAGCTGCCATTCCTGCACCCTTAACTGCTGCATTTTTTGCCATCACGGCAAACGACTTCGCCGCTTCAACGCCAATTTGTACTAATTTTGGCAATACAATTGTTCCGATGACAATACCCAGATTTATCAATAGTGTTTTATTGTCGTTAATCCATTTCGTGATAGCGTTGAATACATCTCCAGCAATCTTTTTCGCCTCTTCGAACTTTGTAATAAACCAGTCGGCTACAGCCTGTCCGAAATCACTCACAGCTTTCTTAGCATCATCAAAGAACTTACCGACGCTCTCGGCGATATTCTTAACAGTATTGCCAGCACTCTCTAAAAAGCTCTTGATGCTATTTATGGAATCGTTCCAGGTGTTTTTTATCCACTCGGCAGCCTTGCCGAAGATGTTGAATTTCATCTGGAGAAATACGAGAGCCGAAACTACAGCTGCGATAGCAACCGCCCATAACATCATTGGATTGCCAGTTAGTGCAACACTCAGTATCTTGAAAGCACCGGCTGTACCCTCTATTCCTTTTTTATATTCATTAACCTGCTTAATCGCACCAGTTATGCCTGATCCGACCTTCATAATCGCCCAAGCACTCGCCAAAGACGTTAGTGCCGGCACTAGGTTGTTGATAATTGTGTCCGCAACCTTCTGCACTGTATCCTTATTCTCTTCCAGCCAGTTTGTCGCATCCTCCACAGCTTTGCTGATTTTATCGAACACACCGCCAGCTTTAACTTGCCCAGTTGCCGCATCCACGCCGACAATTTTCATGCCTACGTTGGTAATTGTCTCCAGCAGGTTACTCATGCGACCGTTAAATGTACGGGACTGCTTAATTGCACCCTGAAAAGCCATGCCTCCCTCAGCACTCGCCATCTGGAGCGCCTTACGCAACACATCAGCCGTAACTTTGCCTTTCGATAGGTCATCGCCAAAGGTCTTAATGGAATGCCCCGCACCCATCGCTGCGATGATGTATTTTTTGAATCCACCAGCACCTTGATTGATGATCTGGTACCAGTCCTGTGTCATCAACTTACCGTTACCGATTGCCTGTGTAATTGGCAGCGCCAAGCCCTGCAAATCCGCACCTGTTGCGCCCGCTAAGTCGCCCAAGTTTCGCATCCAGCCCATCAAATCCCGGACTGCCACGCCGTTTGCTAGAAACATTTTGGCGGTCGCCTGAATGGATTTATTGTCAAACGCCGTCTCTTTCCCGTACTGATATAGCGTCTTCATGACGACGTTCGTCGATTCTACTGATCCTGTCAGCGATTCAAACGACGATCGCAGTGACTGCAATTCAGATGCGCTTTTTACGAACGACATCAATCCAAAGCTACCGCCCACCGCCACCGCAGCGACGCGCTTCAGCGTCGATTCAATGAATCCGCCCGCTTGGCTAAAAGCGTCCTTCAAATTAGCAGCATTACCGACCAGTTTCTTACCCACATTGCTGCTAAAATTTTTAACGCTCGCCTGAGCAGTCTTCAGCGCAGCCTGCAAGGCTGATACGTTTGCTCGAATTGTCAGAGTGAGTGTGCTGTTATTCATCTTCCGCCTTCTTTTTCCTAGCGGACGAAAAACAACAAAAAATGCGGCTCAAAGTCCGCATATATTACCCATATTATATCACATCGTGGTATAATCCCTCCATAAGGAAAGGGAAATAAACTGCCACCATGCTTAATCTATTTAAGAAGAAAGAAAAACTACCGCTACTCGCCAGTGGCGAATATAACGGGACGTATAATCCCGTAAAAGATAGCGTTTTGTCAGCTGAGTTGGCGTTCGATCACAATGGCGTTACTTTCTCGTTTAATAAAGGCATCAAAAAAGACATTGTGCGGAGTTTTGATTGGTCAGAAGTCGAGGGCTTTGACTTCAATTCAAAGAAAGAAGATAAAACCGTTGTTTTTCGTACAATACTATATTTGAAAGACGGACAAATCACTCTAACTAAGCCAATCGAAGAAAGCAGCGTTCAATACGGCATTATCACCACGCTAGAACCTCACTATAAGAAAATACGCGAGTTTGTCGCCCAAAAAATAACATCATCAGAAGGAGTTCAAAAATGAAACATCGCAAAGGCGGTTTTATACATATTATCATTATCATAATTGTTGTAGTTGTTGGCATTGGTGCAATTGGAAGCATGGGATCGTCAGAAAAGGCAGTCAATCAAGCCAAAGAATCTGTTCAAAAAGCTGAATCTGACCCAAGCGACAGCAATATCAATAAGGCCAAGTCAGACATCAACAAACTACCAGAAGATAAACGTGGTCAGTTCTCTGAGCGCATTGCTAAATTAGAAAAAGCCAAGCAGGAAGAAAAAGAACGTGCTGACAAAACCAAGAAAGAGGCTGAGGAGAAGAAAAAACAAGAGGAGGCAGCCGCTGCCGCAGCTAATCAACAACAAGCACAATCACAACCTGCCGCTCCATCGGAGCTGAATTTTAGCAACTGCAAAGAAGCACGTGCCGCTGGCTATAGTCACATACGCCGAGGCGAACCTGGGTACGCACCACACCTTGATAGAGACGGCGACGGCATCGCCTGCGACAAGCACAGATAAAAGCAGAGGTAGCTTACTGCTGCCCCGCCTTATCGATCTGCTCCTTTTCGACTACTGCCTCAACTTGACGCCGTGCTAGGATGGCCGCAGTAAACTCTTCTGGCTGATCCATATATTCATCATACGTCCAGCCGTACTCCTTACAGATGAGTGCAATCTGAATCATCTTTGGTACTTCGCCAGAGCCGTTGCGCAGCGCGCGGTCATATTTAATTGACCACGCCTCTATTCTTTTGGGAGCTCCTTATCCTTGCCGAAGACTTCCATAACCTTGTTGCTGATTGTCTCGTAGTCGTCGCCAAATTCGCTGTCCATCAGTGCCTCAAATGGTTGTTCGCGATTGCCGCAGTATTCCAGCAGCAACTTCTCAATCAGTTTGTCGCTCGCGCCCATGACGTTGCCCAGGTCAACATCCACATCGCCGCCACTAGCTTCCATCTCCTTAGTGGACATGGTTTGACCTTCCAACATTAGCCGTCGGTACATACTGCGGTCACGGTTGCGAATAAACCCGCGGATAACAGCATTACGTCCGTCTTTTAGCTCAATAAATAGTTCTCGATTACTCATTTATTTACTCCTAGTACTCGTATTTATTAACCAGTTCCGCTTCGATAGTCTTGCCGTCTGTGATATTCAGTAAGCCCTCAAAGTTGATCGTCTCAGTTGAAATGTCGCTCAGTCCGTAGCTCGGCTCACGGCTAGAAATTGCCACCTTGCTTATAGTAAACAGCAGGCTGGTTGGCGTGGTGTTACCGGCTTTGTGGTTTTTGTCGATAAAGCCAAACTGCATTGCCTGAGTCGTACCGTTCAGCATCATGCCTTTGTAGGTGTCGTCGGTGTATAGTTTCTCGATTGAGCCGCTAACCTCAAAGTCTTTGTTAAAGATTTCCTGAATGTCATCCTTAGAACTTGACGTCTGAACTGCCTCCAAGTTTTTCTTAATCTCCAGACTAAAGCTCTTGACGTCCTGGAGTTCTGGCGCTGCCGCCAATCCAGCTGCATCGGCTGCCATTTTCAGCAGCACGTCCTTTGGAATAAACTCTGTCTCGGTCGAGTCGTACGCAATAGTAACGGTTGACGGCGTTACGTCCTTGGATTTTTTCGACATCAAGCTTACTTCAATCTTCGGATAATCATCAGGTGTCCATGAAATCTTAAAGCTCTCGATCATAGCATAAGGGAACTGCCCGCAAAACACCGATTCCTTGATAGTGATAGTAGAGCTAATATGAGTATTCTCATTATTCAGCGAGAATAAGTGTTTTTTAGCTCCCGTGTCGCCAGCAACAGGCGTCGTTGCGGCTTTTTGACCAAACACCAGTGCTAGCCAGTAATAAAGTCCCTTTGCCCACGTCTTGCCGCCGATTGAACCCTCGCCCTTAACACTCATCACATCAACAGCGTTGTTTTTGGTGATGTTATTGTACGCCGATTCGTTAGTTTTCGTCTCTGGCGTGTCCTTAAAGCTAAAATCCAGCTGTGGATAAAAATACGTCGGCATTTTGGCGGTGCCTCTGGTTTCTTCCAGTGCCAAACCCACGGCGGTCTTTCGACCTGTTACAATCTTTTTCTCTGCCATTATTCCTCTCCCTCCTTATTTTCGGCTTTGGCTTTTTTGACTGCTTCTTCAAAGCTTTCTGCTTCGACAGACACGCCGAACTCTGGCAGATAAAATGACTGCTTCGGTGCGGGTGCTGCTGGCTGATTATCTTTCTTCACGGTTAATCCCTTTCTTACGCGAAATCAGTCAATGGACAAAAGAAAATGCGACCAAGGCTGATCGCATATACTACCCGTATTATACCATGGTGCTTACATTTATCCAACCATATCGCGAGTGCGCACCGTAAATCGTATTAAGGCTTCGTTAGTAAATACACTGCCGCCTCGCTCACTCACGACGTATTCTATTTCGGTTTGGCTGCCCAGGTCGATTATTAGCTCGTCGGATTGCTCATCCTGGAATCTCCTCAGCACAGATAAAATCGTCTCAGGTAGTAATTTATTCTTACTATCTCGCCCGCAAATCATCTTTACCAGTGCCATATGGCTTCCGCTACGTTTTGCCGTGCTATTAAAATCCCTGGTGAGGTCGTACGCCACGTTGATTAACACCGTCGAGTGCGTTTCGATTGAATGCGAAGCATCATCAATGACACTCTGCCGCTCGTAACTAATAAAGCACATCGGCAAGCTTGATTTGTCCACCACCATCGGATCGCCCAAATAATATTTATTCCTTAGATCTTTCGGTCCGTGCTCATTTAACAGGTTGCGTAACTTTGCTAAAATTGGGTCTTCGTATTGCATTATCTCTCTCCTTCAGCCTCTAAATAAATTTGTAATCGCTGGCGAATATACCGTGCTTGCGGTTCAGTCATACCCCACATCTTACGTGCTGGCATGTTTTTCGTGCCCATCTGATGATATTTGAAATAACGCGTTGGGTTTTTAATCACCGCTTTATCGCTGTATATTTCCGCCTTAAAGCCATCCTTCATTTTGCCTGTCCTATTTAGTAGCGGCCACGGATAATTTCGCTTACGTTTACGCCACTGCGCACCAAAAACTGCACCACGTTTACCGCTAAAGTTCTTGGAAATCTCATCCAACATAAAATTAGCCGCCTCCTGCAACGGTATCCGCAGGCTACTGGCGCGCTTCCATCGATTCAACAGTATCTGGTCAAATTGCTTCAGCTCCTCGCCATCAACGGTGATAGAAACTGGTACTTTCTGCCCATTCATCTACCAACACCGCCAATCCAGCGAATCCTCGCTACTGATATGCGGCTTTTTCTCAAATAAATCACCGTCATCTCGCGCTGCAAATCCTTGAGCATTCCTTGCTTGCGCCCCACCACAGACAGCGGCAATCAAGGCGCTCAGTTTTTCATTTGCCAGCTCCAGCTTCTTGTAGCCATCTTTGCTCGTGTTCTCAATGTCTTCATTAAAGCCGTAATCCCGCACCAATAGCATACCGGCAGCCATTAGCCGCTGAATGTAGCGTAATGTGGGCTTATAGTCATCAGCCCAGGCGGACTCACATGGAATCTTTGATATGATTTCACTCAGGGCTTCAGTTCGCACTTTCTCGACATATTCAGGCTCTACACTAGAACTAGCAAAGCGTACTGACACTTCCTGCCCAGAAACAACCGGCTTTTCCAGCGTAATCAACGCATTGGTGGTGTCTACCTCGGTTACTTTGACTAGCTTATTGTCCACCAGCACTCGCACATCTTTTACGTCAATTGTATCGTCGCCGTTGACGTCAGCCAAGATATAGTCTCCTAGCGAAATCACCGAACTGTTAACGTCGTTAAACTCCAATAATTGGCGGTGATACAATCCCGCTTCCTGTAATATATCTTTGATAGGTTGATCTATTTCGTGCTTCATATTATTTCTCCTAATCCTCAAACAAAGGCGGGCGAATCATCCCCCGCCTCAAGTCTGCCGACTAAGAACCTTTCACAGCCACGATGAACTGCATTGCCTGGTAAGCTGCGTCGTAACGACCACGCAGGCCCCAGCTAAAGATGTCAGTCTCGAACGCCTTGTCGCCGTTCAGGTCATTTTTCGCAACTGGTGCGCCAACCTTGACGCGCTCAGCGATTGTCAACGGGCACATACCCTCTTTAGCCGCCACCAAGAATGCTGCTTTGCCGGCGATGCGCGGGTCAACGATCAGCTCGACACGCTTGTAATTGGTGTTGCTTTGTCCATTTTCCAGCTTCTCGCGGAGCAAGATTTTCTCGGCTTCCTCGCGGTTTTCCTGACCAACGATCAAGTGGGTTGGAATTGGGTTGATAAGGTCACCGGCAGCATCTTTCATGCCAACCAACGCATCGAAAGCTTTACTAAATGTTGCGGCACTGAATGCGCCAGTAACCAAGTTGCCGCGGTCAGCGTGGAAGAATGGACTGCCGTCGCTCAAGTTAGCAGTAAAGCCAACAGGAAGCGCTGCCACAGCCAATGCGCCGTAGTGACGTCCGCTCTTAGTAGTCATCACGCGGGTTTGGTTTGGAATCTGGCCGAGGTCATCGTCTTCAATCTTTTCACGTTCAACGTCCAGGGTTGACTCCCACTTTCGTGGAGCGATTGTGTGGACGGTGTTGTCAGCCACGCCGTGTTTGCGCTCTGACTTGAACTCACGCATGCCAGGCACGCTGTTGAGTGTCACGATGTTGTTCACCGCACCCGTTACTGGTGTGATGTCGTACAAGATACCCATTAGGGGGTCTTTGTATTCTTTTTTAGTAGTCTTGTATACCGTCTTGATGGCGGTATCAAGCTTTTGTAGCGTTGCTATTAAATCCATCTCATATTCCTTTCTTAGCTCAGGCGAACACCTACAGTTTTATTGTCAATAACCTCAACAATCTGTCCGATTGCTGGTGCGGTGCCGCTAACGGTTGTTGTTACTTTGTCGGGTGTAGCGATAGCAACAGCCTTGCCTAAATCAGCAGCCGCTACTGCGTCGATTGCTAGCTGAAACACACCAGTTCGATAAACTCGCACCTCATTCTTGATTAGTCCGCCAGTACTCTCCATAGCGACACCTAAGAATGGCTTTACTCCAGCTTCTGCTGCCTTAGCGTTACCGCTAGCGTCAACAGTAACTAATTGTCCGCGATTGATCATATTGCTACCAAATGGAGCTGAAATCAAATCGCCGTCTTGTCGTAGAAATGTCATTATTGATTCTCCTTCTCACGCTTTACTTCTTTATAATCTTCTTCATTCAGTCCAAACCGCTCGATGTCTGCTTTATCGGAGTCGTCCAGCTGAACTTCATCACCATTTCCATTGCCGCCTTCACCGCCATCTTCGCTCAATAGCCGCATTGCCGGCATTGCCGCAAAGAGTTCCGATAATAACACATCAACAGATTTGGTTTTCTTGTCAGATAACTGCACCTTGGTATCTTTGGCGGCACAGAGCGCCAAATAGCTCTCCTTTTGAGCCGGGACAAGCTTACCCTCAGAAAGCAGCTTCTCATATTCAGCCTCAGCCTGCTTTTCCGATAGCTCTCGCTTCTGCTTTGCCAGTTCGGCTTTTTCCCGAGCCAACTCAGCTTTCTCAGCTTCAAGCGCTTTCTGCTCATCAGACAAATCTTTCTTATCAGATAGGTTATCCTCTCCAGACTTGTCCTCGTCTTTATCTTCTGGCTCTTTAGCGTCAGCGATTTGCTGCTTTACCGCTTCCTCCTGATCTTCAGGAACTTCAACGTCTGCACCAGCGGCGACGGTCGCGGTCTTCTCCTCACCGTCTTCCTGCCACTTCACCTCGACGTCAAAATCACGGTCGTTAGTTACTTTTACCTTATTCATCCCATTCTCCTCTCTCTTGTTATTAGATGAATCACTAAGCACAATGGCTACCTGCGACATGTCAGACAGCGCCGGCTCAAAGGCGTGCATACCTTTGAGATATGGGTCGGTCACTAGCCCTACATGTTGGAGTACCGCACCCTTGAGTGAGCCATCTTTCTTGTCCTTGTATTGCAAATCCATACCCATTGATACGTTTGGAATCAGGTTTTTGTCGATTTTATCGGCAACTGCATCGTCGCGAATTTCTATCAAACCGTACAAGCCGTCTTCTCGTGCCTCCAGCTCCAGCAACTCGCCAGTATTAAGGCTTGCCAAGCTTGAGCTGTCATACGGGTGTCCTAGTGGCACTGGCACGTAGTCCAAAACCTTGTCATTGAAGTTTTTTACCAACTGATCAACTAGATTCTTGTCAATAACCAACTTCGAATTATCCCAATCATTTGGGTCTATCCATTCTCCATAAGGACAAAGCTGCTTCCAATATCGCTTGTACTCACTCTTGCCCTCGTCGCTCAGGCGGATGTTGTCTCTTGTCTTTGTCGAAACTGTAAACATATTATTTCTCCCGATACGCCCCAAGAGAAATTTGCCCCAAAAGAAAATGCGACAAACTCGCTTGTCGCATATACTAGTCGTATTATATCATACTTGTGGTTAAAGCAAAACTATTTGTTTTTATGTTGCTTTTCCAGCTGTTCGTCTAGGTATTCAGAATCCATTTGCCAAATAGTGTGCATCCGTTGAACTGCTCGGCTCGGTTTGTAGTTTGGATCGGCGAGGCGCTTCTCAACTTCCTTGGCCGTCTTATTCAAACTAGCCATCATTTCATCAGTCAGCAAGTTCTCTGATTCATCAGCGAGGTATTTAGTATCCTTCGTCATTTCTACATCAGCCATGATAATTCCATTATCTAACTTCTTAAGTCTTTTTACAACAAACTTCTTGCCTCTGGACAGCAGATACTCGCCCTCATTTATCATTGAGGTAACGCCATTATCTGCTAGTACTTTCTCCATATCCAAATACGGCATATCCTTTGGAGCCTTAAAAATAAATACGTATTTATTCGCATCAGATTGCTGCGCAAACTCTATTGACACATCCTGACTGGTGGATGTAGAAAGAAAATTAGGATTATCGACAATATCATTAACCGACAACTTTAATTCTAGCCCGATACCACGATACAGTACCACATCTTTCTCCAACTTCGTCTTCCTGATCGCTTTATCCAGCTGCTTAATGTCAGCCTCAGCATACTCGTTCATCGGCTGGCGACCCAATAACGCCTGATTGATATTTATAAACCCATTGCCCTTGTATGTCTCGACACTCAGTAACTCTGCTTTAGTATATTGTGCCATGTATGGATTCTCTTCAATCAACTGCGGCTTCGGCGTTCTCTGAATCTTCTCAATATTGTGCATCTGCGTATTGTTTGGCGGGTTTATCTCATCCTCTGAATTATCGCCGAGAAGTCTCGTAAACGTCGAGCGGCAGTTAAAGTGTCGTGGCGGGATATATTCAGGGTAGGTTTGCCACTCCTTCCACGTCATCACCTTGCCATCCAGCGCGCTACAACCAGGCGACGTTCGTGCATCCAGAATTGCCGAAAACTCCAACACATCGTCATCGTCCCATACCGAATTACGCCCGGAATTGACCGCTTGTGCGATTGCGTACGACACCGTGTCCATCAGCTTCGTCGCAAACCACGCCAGAATCAGCTTCAGAATCTCAGCGCCGTAATCAATCGGCTCGTCATCCAGCACCACTCTATCCATTACCAGGCTTTTAGCGTAATTAGTCAGGTCATCCTGCTGCTTCTCGATAATCCAATTTATGTATTCAACAGCTGCTTTGGTTAAATCATTGCCGTTCTTCGCAGCCGGCTTACCCATTTCATCGCTAGCACTGATTTTTCCAATCTGATACCCCTGCTTAAAGAACGACACCAACGTTCGGCGGTACTCCACTGGAAACACCACCGCATCAATGTCGCTCACCAGCTTTGATTTTGCGACCTCCTGGCTGACTTCCTCCGCCACAGTCTCATAAACTGGGCGGATTTGGTCTAAAAAACGTTTTTCTAGCTCCTGCCATCTGGCGTCAAGCTTCTTCAGGCTCTCGCTTGACTCATGCTTGTGATCGTCGCTCATTGTTCGTTGACCAGTTGGTGTACCGCCAGCCTCTTTCTCCTTGCCGGCATTGCTTTCAGTATTTTCAGCCTGCTTGGTGCGTCGCTGCTTAATCTTCTCCACGTCAAAGCCCAGCCGCGTCGCTGTTGCGTCCTCAATCTCACTCGCCATTGCATCAGACATGCGGTCTTTCTGAATCATCGTCGTAAAGGCGTTAAATATCGCGCCAACCACTTCATTGTCTAGCTTCTCGAATACGAAAACCGGATAGCGTGGTTCGCTAAAGTTAATATCAATCAAATCAGCGATGATGTATTGGTTAATGTGAGCCGCCAGCTTATTCATGACGGATTCTAGGCTCATACGGAACATCTTTGCTTGCGTATCGCTTAATGCAAAGCTGCCAGTTGAGCTCGTCCCCTGCGAACCCAGCAGCATAAAGTTAGCCAGGAACACTCTTGCCATCTCAGAGTTCTGCCGCTCAATCGATTGGTGCGGATCGCGTCCCTCAGAGTTCAGTACCTCAAGTTCGTAATTTGGCGGCAAAGTCGCCGTTGAATTGACCTTGCCTAAACGACTTAATACATTCAATACTTTCGGCATTACTTTGTCATCAGCTTTTGCAAGCGTGTCGCCAGTATTTTTCAATACTTTTGGCTTAATAGCGTCATTTTGCAAAGCAATGCTATCCAGGTATTCCAACTTCCATTTCTTGTCGTAGTTTCGCCAAAGTGCCGTAAATATTGAACGTCCGTAATACTGATCGTATCGTTTGCCTGGTGTGAATAGGAACGTTTTGTAAGCTGGAATATCCACCGTTGAACCGTCTTCTTGCGTTTGCTTAATTCCTTGATAGCCTTCCTTCAAATCGCTCTGAATCTCCACGCTTCTCGAATCCCGCAGCGCCAACTTCTTCAACTCGTAGCGGTTATTATTGAGCCGATACACCTTTTCCCATACTTGAAAACCATCCACTAGCGCCATCATCGACTGGTCGAGGAACAAATCAAACGGCGTTTCAATACCGCCTTTATAGCTCTCGCTCAGTAAGTTGTTTCGTACGAACTCTGCTTGTGTTTTCGCCTCAGTGCTCTCGTCGGCAGGCTTAATGTCGTACTCGCTTGCCAAAATCGGCATAGTTAGAATATTGAATAGTGCCTCGACAGTGCCATCACGCAGCATATCGCGGTAATCAGTAATTTTCCTCGGGCGGTTTAGCTTCATCTTCTCAGCTTCATAGTCTGTAAATACACCAGTACCAGCACTACCAATCTCACATAGTCGACTGCCTGCATTTTTATCGTTATTCTTACCGCTCAAGTTTACCAGCTTCATAATTTCTCCATATAAAATACGACGCCTTTCGCGCGTCGTATATACTTACCCTGATTATATCATACTTATACTTAATCCGACCATTCATCGTCATCTAGCTCGTCATAATAATCACCAGCGGTCTGGAAATCTTTACTCGACACCTGATTCACTCCCTCCACCAACAACAACCGCACCGCATAAACCACCATGTCCACCATGTCATCATGTGCGCCTTTCGGGAATTCAATCAGCTGCTCGCGTAACGCCTGCCCATTCTGAATATCCTTGACGATGTATATCCTACCAGCCTCAAAGAATCGGCTCACAGCTAAGAGTCGCCGCACTTTGTCCTTATCGGGCTTCAAACCAATGACAGGCAATCCCGCCAGCAAATCCCGAAACACCAGCCCCAGCGCGCCCTCTTCTATGCCAATCACCTGCGGTTTGTATATTTCATCAAGCTCCCTTACCGTATCAGCAGTAACACTCGGCGAGGTTCGTTGGTTGCGTATCGCACGTATATAGACATTGCCGTCGGTGTACAGGTCAGCGACACCCATAGCGGTTGGGTCGGCAGTCTGGCGTTCACTGGCGGCAGGGTCGATTGTCAGCACTCGTGCTAGCCTTGCATGCTTATTTGGTACCTGGCTCGGCTCACACTCTTTAATCCAATCAGGCTTGATAATAGCGTCCTCTTCGCTGAATGGCTTGTGCTGATACTCCTGCGCAAAAGCAATGCTGCCAACGAACTCCTGATCGCTCGGGTCATCTCGCATAGCTCTTAATTTTTCAAGGCTGCGGTGCTCCGGCCACAAAGCCCGCTCTGTGCCGTCCTCCTCGGTAGTGATTGCGTAAAACACCCGCGTTTGCCAGCTCTTAAATACATCTTGCTGCTTCATCACCTTGTTCACAAGGCTATCGAAGTGTAGGATAGTGCCGATAATGACAGCCCGCCCGCCTCTAGCTAATGCTGGTATTGCCGCCTTGGTAAACCAATGATACAGCTTCTGGCGTTGCTCTGCGCTCTTGATGTTTTCGTCGTTCTCGATGTCGTCAAATATCATTAGTGTCGGCCGGGTGTGCCGGTGGCGAATACCACGGATTTTCATGCCAGATCCTTTAGCAGCGTACTTAATGCCGTTGCTCAGCACAAACTCTCCATCTTGCCAGTCGTCACCTTTCATATCACCGAATAGCCACTTGATTTTCGGATTGTGTTCAAACTCATCTTTTAGTGCGTTGATAAACTCGGCCGCTTGCGTATACGTGTCACTGATTATCACTACGAATTCTTCTTGCTCAAAACAGCCTGCCCACAAAGGATACGTCATGTCCACCGTTGTCGATTTAGCATGACCACGGGGCGCGATAACGCCAACTCGCCGATTTTCCTTGTTGCTGATCAGGTCTAATATCTCTTTATGAAACGGTGGCGTTTCTAAAGGAAAATATGGCCGTGCTACAAACCAGCCGAACAGATGAATATTCTCCCGCCGCTTGAATATCGCCAGCAGATAGCGACGCAGCTTGTCGCGGTCAGTGTTCCAGTATTTGTCGCAAAGCCGCAGAATATCCGCTCTGGTGAGATTATTCAAAGATGGCTGCTTTGAGCTCGTCGTCATCAATATCACCTTCCTCTTTCGCTTTTCTCAGCTTCAGATCTCGCTCGTCCCTCCAGCCGCAGACGTTTTTCATAGTAAAGATAGCAAAGCTTGGTGGCGCAGCGCCACTCAAAGCCACATCAACGATGAACTCGCGTTGCAAATCCTTGGCGGTATCGTATGCCTCAGCGAATTCTGGATGCTCAGCACACCAATTCTTCAGTGTATTGCGATGAACGCCAATCTTACGTGCAAAGCCCTCAAACCACGGGAAACGTTGCGGCAAGCGGCGCGAGACGTATTTGCCGCCCTCGGTGCCAATTATTTTCTGCTCCGCGACAATCTTAAGCGGTTCAATCGAGAAATAGTCAATGAGCTGCTGGCAATATTCTGGCTTATATTTCGTCGGCTGTCCTGGCTCAGGCTGTTCAGGCTGTTTTGACAGCTTGATAGGCGGCTTCTTTGGCTTATCCTTAACAATCCCGCGCAGTTGCTGCTTCGGGGATTTGCGGCTAGACTGCTTGCTACTTCGCCTATTCCTGCGCGTCATTTTCTTGGCTGTCATGATAATTTTTCCAAATAAAAAAGCGGCTCTTTCGATCCGCAATTCCTAGGGCTATTATAACATAAAAGAGGCGGCACGTAATTCGCCGCCGCCTCAGTCAACCTTTTAGGCGCACACATATTATTGACGTTTACGCCCATTATGTTTTAGCTAGCTTGATTTATCCACGTCATGAACTAAAATCAGCTCGTAAGATTTTTTAGTAAAATACTGAATAGTATTGCCGACGATGAGCTGCGGGTCATATTTAACCACGAACACACCATTCTTATATCCAACAACTACGCCCACTACTACTCTGCCGTCTTTATCAATATCTCGAGCGAACGCCACTCTGTCGCCGATTTTTATTGTACATTTTGATGCCAGTATATCTCGCTCTCGCTTACGCACATCAGCCATCGCCTTAATATTTCTAATCAGCCCCATTTTAATCCTCCTTATTGCCTTTACTCAAATTACAATTTCTATGTGCCAGCTGGCAATTCTCGATTGTTGTCAAGCCACCTTTACTAATTGGGACGATATGATCAATCGTACAATCTTTCATTGTCTCAATCGGCTTGTCGCAGAGTGAACATATTGCTCCATTCTTATTTATTAGTTGTTTGCGGATAAATTGCGTAGTGCGAGTTTCTTTTATACTGTAAACTCTAGGTGTCGGCGTTTTGTAGTTACGTCCTTTGATCTTACGCTTCATTAGACATACTCCTCGATAAATGCGATCGCTTCCCCAGCTCCATTACAGATTTTCACAGGACTAGACATTGCTATATTAACTTACTGCCTATTAAGAATATTGCCACCATAGCCGCTATAAACAAAATTACGATTACCGCGTAACACATATTAGCTATATGATTAATGCGTCCTAGGCTTTTTTCTAATTCTTTATCTGTCATTTTCAACTCCTTTCACAAAAAACAGCCACCGTGTCATTCCAGATTTATCGCCGAAGGCTGGTTTTTGAGGTAATATTTTTAGTAATTCAGTGGTTTTAATGTCGCGCTCGCTCCACTTCATAGCGACGACGCAGCCAGGCTTTACGACACGTAGACATTCGCTCAAGCCTTTGCTCAGAGTTTCTTGCCAGGTATCTTTATCTAATTTGCCGTATTTCTTAGCAAGCCAGCTGTTCTTGCCGCAGTTGATGAGGTGGGGCGGGTCAAAAACAACGAAATTGAAAGAGTTGTTAGGCTCGTCTAGATTGGTAAAGTCGGCAATGTAGTCGGGCTCGATGTTTAGCGTTCGGATTGTCCCGCGGTCTTTCATCTCAACTACCTCACTTCTTTTATCGAGGTACAGTATATTCGGATGGTTTTTCTCAAAGTAGAACATACGACCGCCGCAGCATGGATCTAGGATTGTTTGCATGACTGTTTCTCCTTTGCTTCTCTGATTTCTTTAATAAAGCGCTCAGTCAGCTCTCCGGTGTCTTTATAGCAGAGAATTCTATCAAAAGGCTGAGCATCAGCATATTTATCTAGAAACTCGTTTAGTTTTTTAGTGTCTTTGTTGAGCAGGTGTCCGCACAGTCTATCAATTGGTGCCGCTTCAACGAGCGTACTGTCAAAAATAAAGATATTCATCTGAACATCGTCCGCAATTGGTCTGCGTCCAATCCAAATATATTTCATTTCTCCTCCAGTAGTTCAGGGTTTTCATGGATATTACCAACGACTTTTGATTCATACCCACTAGCGCAATTTAATTGTAGACCGCCACCTGGCGAACGACGCCGATATACGAATTGAGATAAGGATCGGTGCCAAGCTACTCGCCAAACTCTACCGAAA